GTCGATGTCTGCTCTGCGTAAGTTGACTTCCAATCACAGCAGTAGCCGTGTGGCGCCCGTTACGCGCTCGGTAGATAATTCCTCCAGAGGTTCTACCGTTAAGCGGTGTCACGCCTGCCTTCGGGCAGAGCGCGACACCAAGGAAACGATCCACAATGGGTTGTTGTTGATTCGGGTCAGATACGGCATTCCGTATTCTGAGCTACCGGACAGCAATCCTGGTGAACTTTCTCGTTTCCTCTCTTTTCTTTTGCTACAGGGTAAGGAGCGGACTCCTGTAGCCTTCCCTCGGCGCCAGCGCCGAGGGGAAAATGGTCTCTGTTTGCTACAGAGACTGTGTAGAAAGGATCGGTGGTGCCTCGCGCACTCCGTTTCCTCAATTAAACGCAACCTGCCAGCGGGTTGCACGCTGCACACTCCGTCAGTACGTTCTCAGTGGGAAGAGAACGTACTCTCTCAACCCCCCCCCTCATCCCCCGAGTACCTCGCTCACGTCCGGCGTGTTGCGACTCGGGTATTCCCTGCAGGGTGGGATAGGAACTACAACGACTTCGTCGGTCGTCATGTCCCTAATCCCACTGCGAGAGAGCCTAAGCGCTCTCGCGCCGACCATCTTTGGGCCGGCCGTAGGGATGATTTCTTTAACTGTGCGACAAAGGAGAGCGAGCTTAGCAGCACGTTCTTCGCACGTTACAAAGAAGTCCAATCCGCGGGTAAGAAGCGTCCCCTCCTCATCTTTGATGAGCGAGTTGACCTTCTTGCGCCAATGCATAGTTTGATGTACCACACATTAGGCAAGCAGGATTGGTTACTTTGCGGTCCTCCGACCGAAGAAAGGATGAGATCTGTCCTTGTCAACAACTGCCAGACCTCTGTCGATCTGGTAGCGGCAACCGACGGTCTTCGCCACGACGTGGCTGAGACACTCCTTGATGCGCTTTTCTTCACTTCTGTGAAGATTCCTCGTTCCCTTCGTTTGTTGGCGAAGGGTTCTCTTAGCCCTGTTTTTCAGGCTGAGGATGGCGCGTTGAAGCGAGTCCGTCAAGGACAGATGATGGGGTCCTACCTCTCTTTCCCCCTTTTGTGTCTTCAGTCTTACTGTGCTGCCTCCTGGGCAGCGCGGTTTGATAGTGAAGCCCGGTATCTCGTGAACGGGGATGACTGTGTCATCTCGGCGTCGCGTTATGTCACCATGCAGGACTACCCTTCGGGGTACCGACTCAATGATGACAAGACAATTCGGGCTGATAATGTGGCCGAGGTCAACTCGACCGCATTTATCAGACAAGGTGGAAAATGGCGTGAAGTGCGCCATTTAAGGAGAGGAGGAGCTCCTACCGATTACTGTGGCATGATGCACATGGCGAAAGCCGTTACATCTGCCCAGTGTTGGGTCGACGCCTGGAACAGGTGCCGGATCGGTAGGAGATGGGGTTTCCTCCCTTCTCAACTTGGCCATTATGGCTACCCGGCTCATTTGAGAGAGTCGGGCCTCAGGGTGCGTAGAACTTATACGCCCTTGCCGGAACCGGTTGTTGACCGTTCGTTCCCTGAGGAGCTGCTAGTGATCACCGGAAGGGATCCTAGCCCGTGTGAGGCCGAGGCTTTGCGGTCGTCTTTGTGGACACACGGGAGAATGGGGGGTTTGAAGAGAGACGTATGGAATCCGTCCTGCGGTTCCGTACGTCGGACATACTCTTATCGTAAGCTCAAGCGAATGAGTGCGCTTTCCTTTGTCTGGAAGCGTCCTGCCTACAAGGCAGAAAATGAGCGGGGCTGGTTTGTCGTTCCTGCGACTTACCAGTCTGACGAAGAAAGGAGAGGCCTAGACGAGTTGGCTCTTTTTAGAGCTAACTGGGACTCTGGCTTTATAAGCCTCGGTCCTCTGGACGTCTAGGGATGAGTTCCGTGGGAACCACATCGTTTCTGGCTGGTCGTGTGTGGACGTAGTGAGCCTGTGGTTAACGGCGGGGCCAGCCCTGTAGGTCGTAACACTCGTGGAGGAATCTATCCCTTTGAGCTCAATGAGTGTATTAGGGTTACGAGACCACGGTGCGTATCTTAGCGCCTTAAAGTGCCGCACAGGAGTTGCAGTTAGAGAGTGAATGATCCCTCCGAGGAGGGTGATTAGTGGCGGCTTTAAATCCGCGGCCGGCTAAGTCAATGCCGGTACTCTGATAACGTAACTACGAGAAACACGTCGCGGGGCCACTTCCAGAGTGGCAGGGCGACCAGTGGTGAGTCTGTTTACTACCGCCGGGGTAGAGACAGTCGCGAAAGGTCCGTG